CCTGTTTAGTAGACAGGAATTGTCAATTGGAGGCAATTATGTTTTGTACTTATTGGACTAGCTCCAACTAGTGTGGTATTATATCCGCATTGGTTTGAGATATTGTGTAATAGGTATTAGATCCTATTATATATTTATTTTGGTTTGTTTGTTTATTCAACTTTTTTAGTAATGTTTGTGGGTGTCTAATAACCCTCATGACTGTATGTTCCAATACTACGGTCGCCCATGATGAAGTTAGTTATTTAGGATGACTCTACCAGGAGTCATAAATGATTTGAATGTCGGCGCTTTTAAGCCGCTCAGAGATTCGTATGGCGTTTTATGATGGCACATTTTATGATTTTATTAATCATGTGGTTAGTATAGCAAGTAATTTTATATCAGCTTGAGATTCGATTTAAACCGGCTATTTGCCGAGTAAGGATAGAGTTGTTATAAATCCATGTGCTCTGTTAATTGATTGATGTGTGTTACAGATTGGAATGGTGTGCGACAACGGCGACGTACTGCACTCTGTGGAGACTCGAAGCGATCGGGAGCAATCCCTATGGTTCGGCATGTAACCGCATGCTAAGGTTAGTAACGTGACCTGATAGATACCATTTTAATAGTGGTGTTAATCACGTCAGGCCAGAGCAACCTGACGCGACAAACATCATGTTCGCAAGATATTGCAATCGTATTCGTTTATAATAACTGGTACGGTCTAGCCCGTGGAGGACGGGTGCTAATAATTAGTAGTAAAATGCCTTTTAATAAAATTTAATTTTCTATGATGTCAAATTCGAATGTGCGAGGAAAGGACTATCTCGAAAACGTTACCGAAGGCAATGATACTGGGACTGCCAATTCCAGTTATCCCCTATGGGCCACAATGGTCAATAGTCTACATATACGAAGAAAGTTTACAACTATTGAAACTTTAGTAGACTACCGCTATTGTTTTGAGCTCAGATCATATGATGGACTGAAGCAAGGAATGAAGTTGGCCGTGGAGGACGGTGGTGTCTATACACTTTTAGGTATCTATTATGATAAATATTGTGTGTGTAGAACCTATGAAATTGATGAGTATGGTGTGTATATATTATTTTGTAACACTAGGGATGAAATGGTGACTGTTGAAGGAACAGCCACATATCATTCTCTTATGTATGAAATAGTTAGGTACAACCCAGCTGATGTCGATTACATAATATCTTTTGGTGAATGGTGGGCAACCTATGAGTTTGCCCCTGAGGGAGTTGGAGAATTTGTTAATCTCCTTGGTGGAGGTTATAACAATGTTACTCAATTGCCGGACGCTATAAGTAAGTGTACGGATGATGTTAAAGGTCTTGGTGAATCAATAAGTGAGATTTCCCATATTATTTCGACTGAGACTAATAGAGTTAAAACATTGTTGCAAATGTTTACTGACAAAGATCCGGAGGGGGTCTCAATATTAGAATTAATTTTGTCGCGAGTGGAGGATTTTTCTTTATTAGCTCTAGGGCTTATATCTTGTACTTCCATTAAGACTGCGATAATAATGTGTCTCCAGTATTATAAAACATTTGTAAAGGGTCCAGCATTGATGAGTATAATGCGGACACTTACATCGCTTTTTGAAACTGTCAGAAATGCGATGTCTAAGCCTAATGGCCAGTTGAAGGCCGAAAGTACCGAGGAATCAGGTTTTGTGATTCTCGATATAGTTCGTTGGCTTAGTTCAAATTGGAAATTTGTCATGGAGGGTGATGTTGTCAAGCATATATCTAATGCTTTGACAATCTTGATGGCATTCGTCTGTGGAGATGATGAGACTGAGAAATTTGTTAATCAGTCAACTTTCCACCTTTTTAAGGCCAAAGTGTGGGATTTCAGTAAAGGTTCTAAAGGTTTTATTGATATGATTCTTAGTACCTTACAGTTCTTTTTGGAAAAAGGCCTTATTGTAATGAAGACCGGTAATTTCGGCTCAATATTCTATACCAATACACAGTGGCAAGATATGGAGACGGAATATAATGATATTGTTAACTGGTCTAAATTAATTGCAACCAATCAGCTTGGAACTATTGGTGATGTGTCTGAAGGTAAATTCTCTAGTGAAGAGGATTATAGGTTTAGATTACACCAGTTAAAGGATAAATTTTATGAATATCACAAAATGGAGAAGAATAGTAAAAATCGATCCATTGTTACTGGTTATTTATTGAAATTGGGTTCAATTAATGTTTCAATACAGATGCAGAAGAAAGCAGCTTCCTTTAAAGAAGCTCCCTTCTGCGTGTTG